TGGGTTGTTGCGCGTATGTCGCGTAATGATATTTTGCATATGGAGGTGGACTTTGTCATTAATAGACCAGGTACTGCTCTTGCAGCTCCACATATTCTTCATATTGTTTCTCTTTTACTGGGAACATTGTTTGTTCCTGGTGTAGCGGCGGATGATGGAAGTAAATCTTCTTTTTTTCCATATTTCCTTACAATTGTTATCTCATTACTTGTGATTTTCTTTTGCAATGTTTGTTTGCGAGAATTTCGTGCGGTTAGGATGACTGTTCATGGACAGGCAGCTGATTTGGCTGTGGCCGTACGTGGTGGTGTAGTTGCCGCCCGTGATGAGTTAAAAGTTGGAGTGCAAGCAGCTCAATTGGAGTTGTTGCAGGTTAGAGAGGAGTTAAAAGCTGGAGCTTTGGCAGCTCGTAATGAAATGCGTCAAGAGTCTAAGGAAATGCGTAATGCGATTTCACTTGAGATGCAAAACACAGTTGAAGCCGTTCGTGGTACTGTGCGTGAGACCGTCCGTGATGTTTCACGAAATGTGTCCGCAAAGTTAAATGATGTTCAGGCTCAGGCTGTGGGAGCGATTGCCACCAATAATATTGGTGGGATTACTGCTTCCGTTACTAATGCTTTTTATACTACATGTATGTTGACGTCTGATGCTTTGGTTTGGGCAAAGATTTGCGCGCTGATTTTTTTGATCAGGCGCATTTATGTGTCTTTTGTTTCTCGTAAAAAAGAGGCAAGTAAGGGCTATTTGAACTATTTTGGTGATTTAGTTATTTTTGTTATGACTATAGTTTATATGGCCTCTGGCAAAGTTGAAGATTTGATGGGTGTTGTTAGAACCATGCGTGATGTGTTGACATTGGTGCGAACTTGTTTTAATGGGTTCGTAAGTATGGTTGGTCTTGGGGAGTATCTTGGGTTTGATATTAAAGATGTTAAGGAAACTCTAGATGCTGTTGATAAAGATTTAAATTCTAATGAAAATGTTAAATCGGCTGATTTGGAAGGGGTTGATGATGATGTCAAGGAAGATATTGTTGTCTGTCCCTTGTGTAAAGTAAATCCGTGTGTTTGTACCTCTGATGTGATTGATGGAAAGTTCCATTGTCGTGCATGTAAAAGTGAGGTTAATATAAATGAACCTTGTAAGTGTAAAGGTATTGTTTGTAGCACAGTAATTGCGTTGTCTAAGTTGAGGGCTTCGCATTTTGCTGATTTGTGCCCTATTTGTATTGCAAATGATTGTTTGGAAAGGAAAGTTGATCCTCCAAACAAGGAAGTTTATATGGCTGTGGCCAAGACCAAGAAAATGAGGATTTGCCAAATGGCAATTTGGAATAATTCTCGTGGTGTTTGTGACACCCGATTGTCGGCTGAATTGCATGCTGAGAATTCTAAACGTAATCTGATGGGAAAGACCCCCATTGCAGATGTGATGGAGGATGAGGATGTTAGTTGTTTGCGTGTTTTGTCTAATCGTTATGATTTGTTGGATTTTAAGGATATTATGGGAAATGTTATTCCGATTCAACGAGCAACGTGGCGAGATAGAAACGCTGTGAAAATTGCTTTTTCTATGAAAAACGCAGATATTGCAGACAAATCCAAAAATCAGCCTATTGATGATAAGACTGTTGAAGAAAAGAAAAAGGAGATTGATAGTGGTGATTTAACTCCTAATCGGTCTTGCCCTGATGGTCCAACATCTGAAACGAGGGAGTTTAAAAAACAATTTTTGGATTTTTTAAAAATGAGTCCGAAGCGTCGTTTGGTCATTGCTGTTCTTATTCCTGTGATTTTGTATTTTGCTTTTAAGGCATTGCGTGGAAAACCGCGCAAGCGTGAGGTTAGGGCAAGTAAGAAAAATAATAAGGGAATTAGTAAAAATAAGGGTGGAAAACCAACAGCTCAAATTATTGCTAAAAATAAAAAGAAAGGAGAACATGATAATCGTAATTATAAGTCTCGGAGTTGGGCTGGGCTTTATTGTGCTGGCTTTGACGAGATTGATAAAGGGGCCGCCATTAAACTCTTGGGAGTTGGGATGGACAATGAAATTAATTTTAAAGCAAACTCCTGGCAATCTGCTGTAGATTACATTTCACGTGTTGCCTCTGATGGAGGTTGGCAAATGCAAGTTAATGGTGGTGATATTCATGACATTAAGTTGGCAAGTGACTTTACTATGCGTCGTAAACATGAAAATCAAAAGCAACCCATTGAGCAGAGAATTTGTTATTCACATTATTTTGCGAAAGGAGGTTGCAAATTTGGTGATAAATGTAAGTATTCTCATGTTGGTTCTCATGATGATGCAGTTAAGATTGCAGCTGAGTGTATGTGTAAATGGAAGGATTGTAAAAATCAAAAGTGTCCTTTTCGTCATTCTCTTGATGAGTTGGATGGAAAAAAACAGAAAGAGTCATTAAACGGGCGAGATAAGATTATTAGTAAATCTGCTCAGCATGACAGTGTTATTCTGTTGTATTCCACTCAGGGTCGTATGTGTGGTCATGCGACGCGTATCAAGAACAAATTTTTCACTCCTCGTCATGTTTTTGATGAGACAAATTTTGTTAAGTTTGGTGGATGGCATCAAGTTGGCAAGAATGAGTCTGATTTTAAGGAAGTTAAATCAGGCGGTGATGAGAAATTTGTGGAGTTTGATTATCCGGAGGGTGTTGCTCAAGAGTTCAAAAACATTAAATCTTTGAGTGCTGGGCAGTGTAGAGTGGGAATGAAAGTTTTCATTCCAACTTTTCAAGGAGATAAGGCTGCTATGTCCTTTGGAACAGTTATGAATGAGAGTGGGGATTATGATCCTGCCACTGTTAATGGTGATTGTGGTGCACCTGTTGTTGATGAGATGACTAAGCATGTAGTTGGGTTGCACCAAAAGGGTGGACATATTAATGGTTTTCTTCCCTTTGTGTCGACTTTTTAGTTTGCCCCGGCTTTGACCGGGGCAACTTTGTAGAGAAACACAAGCTTCTCAAGAAAGCCTTATTGATGTATAAGGGAGGAGAAGGGTGTTGGATGACTGAAGGTTCACACCGCCAGTCTACAGAGTCCCAAAAATATATGGCGGGTGTGACTAATTTAATGTTTGTCGGCAGAGTTAAGCGTGTGATTCCCTTTAAAGAGAAAAATCTGGATGATCAATTTTTTATAAATTGGTATAATGAAAGATTAGGTTCTCGGGATTCTTTCAATCGCGATACTGCTAAGTATGGGCTTGCCCAGGCTAACCACGAAGCTGGATTCAAATCCATGCGTAAATATGATCGTGATCAGCCTGAGGTTGATGAACTTTTGTTTCAAACAGCGTGTGATTGGGCGCGCAAACATTTTTTGGTATGTGGAGACTCAGATATTGTTACTCATGATGAAGCCGTTGAGGCTATGACAAAAACTGCGTCTGTGGGATACCCTATTACAAATATTCCAATGGAGCAATATGATAATAAGGTGTATAAAAAGTCCTCTAAAGGTTATTGGTTGGGAATAAAGGGCAATGATGATATATTGAGACATTATTATGATGACGTCTTAATTGTTCCTTATGCCCCTCCAACTTTTTGGTCAAATAATCTGAAGCGTGAGATTCGTTTGGATGATAAAATTAAGGATAATAAGATCCGGACTTTTGTTTCTCCCAACATTTTGCATATTTATGCAGCACTAAGGTTTTTCTGCAATATGAACGATAAATTTTATGCGTCGGCAGGTAAAACTTGGTCGCAAGTTGGTGCATCTCCCTTTAAAGGGGAATTTGACCGTCTATTTAGGCGGTTGAATAAACACCCGAATGCTTTTGAGTTGGATGAATCAGAATATGACTCGAGCCTTTTTAGGCTTTTAATGTTTTTTATGCGAGACTTTAGGTGGGAATCACTGAAACCACGTTTTCGAACTGCTAACAACCGTAATCGGCTTTGGAACTTGTATCGCGATATTGTGGAAAGTTGGATTGTAACAACTTGTGGTGATGTTTTTGTTAAAAACACTGGAAACCCATCTGGATCATTAAATACTATAATGGATAACACAATTATTTTATTTGTGTTACTCGCATATGCTTGGTTAAAGTTAGCTCCTATTAACTTGCGAACATATTTTGATTTTATGACAAATGTGGAAGCTGCTTTGAATGGTGATGATAATACATGGACTTGTTCTGACCTTGTTGTGAGCTGGTTTAATGGTAAATCAGTTTCTGATGTCTGGTCAGGAATTGGTGTCACTACCAAGTATGGTGCTGAAGGGCCCCGAAAATTGGAAACTTGTAAGTTCTTGTCTTGTAACTTTAAGTATATTCCTGAGTTTTATTCGTGGGTGCCAGTTCCAGAGCATGAAAAAGTATTGGCTGCTATGGGCCGTAATTCTAGTGATGCTGGAAATCCGCTTTTTTCTTTATTGCGGGCTTGTGCATTGCGTATTCAGTCCTTTTGGGATGAAAAAACCCGTGCTTTGTTGCATGAATATATTACCTTTTTAATTGGTAAGTATCGGGGTTGGATGAATACATCTAAAGATGAACCACTTTTTACTTTTGAGACAGTTATGACTGTGTATAAGACCGATCTCGAGATCGTCCGTTTATTTACGGCTCAAGAGAAACTTTCAGGGTCTGACTTAAACTATGATTACCTGAAAGTATTTGATATGTGTGGTGTATATCTTGATTTGAGTGCAAAACCTGGTATGCGAGAAGGGATTGAGGAAAATCCTGGTGAGTCTTTTGCTAATCTTCAACATTTGCGAACAATGAATGGCATTACGGGAAGAAAAGGAAATGATGTTAATGGTCATCCCTTTGTGGAAACCGATATGCAAAAACGTCATCGCAAAGATGAGGAATATGTTACTGTTAACCCCTTTGATGAAGGGGGTATTAATCCTCTTGGGTATGTTGGAAAGCCCATTGTTGATCTTCTTGCAAAACCTTTTAATAAAGCTGTTGGAGCTGTTGTTGATTATTTTGTCCCTCAGAGTGAGTTGAATGAAAATAGACGATTGAAGTTGGAATCGCTTGCTCGTCGTGATGCTTTATTTGCTTTAGAGCATCCTGTTGCTAGTGCAGATATCAAGAAAGAGAAAAATTTTTCAAAGGAATCTGGTTGGAAAGGCAATGGAAAGAAAGGGAAGAGTAGTCCTGAGAAGAAAGCTGAGCGCAAAGTTTTTAAAAAATTGCGGCGTGATGAGAAAAAGATTGTTAAGAAAGCTTTCCGTGCTAATAAAGGCACGGTTTCTGGTGGCTTCTCGTTACGTAAAAACAAACCTGGGAATATTTCTAAGCAATTGCAGAAATTGGGCGTTACCATGAAAAATCCTGTGATTGTTCCTAAAAGTAATTTTAATATGAAAATGGGACTTGGTGGTGTGGAATTATCCGGTACTGATATAGTTACTTCTAATTTGAGTAATCCAGCAGCTGCAGCAAATTCTGGGTATGTTATTTTTCAGCAGGTGTTAAATCCTGTATCTATGGCTTTTCCGCGATTATCGCAAATTGCCAAGTTTTATGCAAAGTTTGTGTTTGTGAGTGTTGTGTATAGCATTCACCCAGCTTTAAGTTCAACTCAGACAGGTAGCGTGATTGGTGGCTTTGATCCTGATATTACGGATTTGGCTGCAACAAGTACTCAAAGTGCTGATGTATATGATGATAATTTCCGTGATCTTGCGGCGCATTTGAAGTCTAAAGCACAAAATTATAATCAGCGTTCCCTCATTTGGAAAATGCCTAAGTTGCCAAATTTTCCAGCGAAGGATGGTTACTTTGTTAGCAATCTTTCTAGAGATGCTACTTTTGTTAATCAATGCTTGTTTAAAATTGAGGTGGCTGTTCCTTATGCGTCTGCATTGCCGTTGGGTCCCTTGTATTGTAGGTGGAGAATAAAGTTGTGGGACCCACAAACTCATGTGCCACAATCTGTTTCTTCTGGTTCATCATGTTTGTCGATTTTTCAAGGAAAAACGAGCATTGGTGGAACTTTGACTGGTGCGGTACCTTGGTATCCTATTCCAAATACCCCTTTGTCGAGTTATATCCAACATAATGATGGGGGTGTAACTTTGCGTGCTAATTTATTATCAACTGCTTATGGGCTGACTTTTGGAGCAAATGCTTGTTATTATTTGCTCTTGCATGCTACGGGTACTGGAATTGCAGCCAATACTTTTACTTATGGTTATGTTGGTAATGGTTGGTCGGGAGTTACCTTGCCACTTATGGCTTTAAAGATGAGTGCAACAACTTCAACCACTCAGGCTATGTGGTTATATGCTTTTGATTTAACAACTGCTGCTGGTAATCCCCAATTTGGGGCTAATAGTGTTGATATGGTGATTACTAGTGGGTCAACAACTATTACTGCGTATTCGGCAACGATATTTTCTGATCCGGATATGTTTGATGCCACGGGTATCTTCAAATCGAGTTTGGAAAAGCGTATTTTTGAATTAGAGAATAAAAGTAAACCCCTCCAGCATTTGTATGTGACTGAGGAAGAAGAGAAAGAAGGAAAAGTGGTTTTGAAGAAATTGCGGCCAAAAAATCTTTCTTTTTGGGTGCCTGAAAACGGACCTAATTCTCTTCCTGAACGTAAAATTGAGCAAATTCGTGATGATGAGTTTGTTGATGTGCGTAATCGTTGGGTGGATGATCGTGATATTGAAGATCTCCCATCACCAATGCATTGTGAGCCTGTTTTAACCTCAGGCGGTGTGCTTGATCAAGTTAGCACGCTAAGAAGAGCTGTTCAAAAGCAACGCTCTCTTGAAGGTTCTCAGGGTTTTAGAAGGTATTTCCCTGGGCCAGAAAAGAAGGAGTAGTGTTCTATTTTTTCTTCTCCTTCGTCCCATTTTGGGTTGGTTATTTTCTATTTGTTTTAGAAAAATTTTGTTAAATTGAAGTCATTGGGTGCTTTTCCCATTGGGTTTTTCTAGTGCTTAGTAAATAGGATATGTGAGTCTAGATTTCTAGACGCTTTGGTCAATCGGCCGCCTTTTTGGTGGAGCCGTTTTTCGCAACACGGAACTGACTATTTACATAACATTGGC